AGAGCCTTTCAAGTCATCTGGCAGTCATCTACAGGATCTGCTAAATAAAGAGGCTACTGTTCCACCGAAATTCGATGACCCTTTTCTCGGCGGCTATTATTAAGGTATAATAGAGCCATGGAAATAATACTTTTTGCAATTATCATTCTTCAACTTGCCCTTATGATTTATTTGGACATTCAAAACAGGGCTGAAAGGGAGCGGTTACAGCTCAAATTGATGAGTGACAGTTTAAGTGATTATGTTTCTAGTACCAAGGAGGCGGAGGATAGCCCGAAGCAAGAGGAAGACCCCTATGTGGATATGTCCGAGGTAAGCGTAGATGATATTGTTGGGGCTAAGGAGAAGGAATGATAGAAATTGACGGAAAAGAGTGGAAGAAAGTCTCTGACGAGGAAAAAATAGCATACTGCGAGTCCCTTTTGGGCGACACTAAGAAGGCTAGAGAGAGTAGATTTGATAAAGAGTGGTATCTGAACGATATGTTCGAGCAGGGTAACCACTATATGCGGTTTAACACCGTTACTCGCACACTGGAAGCCAACCCCCCTAGAAAAAGAGGGGAAATTAGAATGGTTATTAACAAGATTAGGTCTACCAAGAGAGCTATTTTGAATTATGTCACCAGAACCCAGCCCAAGTGGGAGATAGTCCCGGGAGATACTGATGCAGAGACAGTGGATAACGCAAGGAAGATTGGGAAGGTGTTGGACTACCTTTACAGGACATTACATCTTGAGCAAATGGTGAGCGGGGTTGTAGATACGGGGCTTTCAAAGTCTGTGGGGATGGTAGAAATAGATTGGGACGAGGAGGCTGAGGGCGGATTGGGACAAGTCAGAATTAGGATGCACGACCCTTTCGATATTTGGCTTGATAGAAGGTCTTACTTATACGCTGGAAAGTATGTAGGGAGGTTTATTGCCAAGACACCAGTAAGGTCAGTAGCGGAGGTAAAGTCTGATAAGAGATATGATGAGAAGGCTAGAAAGAAGGTAGAGCCAGATGAGGATTTGGCGGTTTCAAGACTTAAAGCAAAGATAATTCGTAAGGAGATAGGCCCTGACGATGAGAAAGTTATTCCCACAGTTACTGTTAAGGAGTTTCTCCTTTGGGATGATGAGAAGAACGAGAATGGGGGCAGGATAAAGCTATTCACCTATGCTGGAAATGAGGTATTGAGAGAAGAGGATTTAGATGAAATCGATTATCCTATTTACATCTATCAGATTAAAATGAATCCATTGAAAATCTACCAGAGGGCTTGGGTTACTGACGCTATTCCATTGAATAAAGCGATAGACCTCGCCGCCTCGCAGAAACTCGCCTATATGAATCAAGCCTTAGTCTATAGAGTAATAGCCGAGAAAGGCCATGGGGCAGGCGTAACCAGTAACGAAATGGGAGAGATTTTAGAAATTAACCCAAAGAGGCTTTTCCAACAAATGACGATGAACCCACTACCAGCGGGATTTGACGCTGTGGAGAAGGGGCTTAACGCTTATTTGGAAGATATATTGGGGGCACACGATGCCGCAATGGGCAGGATGCCGGTAGGGGCTAGGTCTGGAAAGACTTTAGAAGCAATACAGGCGGCAGACTCCAATAACTTGACAGGATTAACGACGTCTCTTGAATCCTTCTTATCTGTTGTAGGTGAGAAGATACTAAAGTTAGTAGCTACTAAATATCAGGTTTCTAGGATTGCTAAACTCTCCGAGCCAGAGGAAGGCAACGAGGCTATGAAGTTTATAGGAGAGGGTGCAGAACAACGACCAGAAGGAGCTACTATTATTACTGAAGATAATGAGGTTATTGTAAAGATAGGCTCGTGGTTAGGGCATACCTTAGAGGCAAAGCGGGAAACGATGATGAAACTTGGAGAGATGGGGGTCTTACCAGCAGAGGAGATTTTGAAACAGTTTGAGTTCCCGAACATTGAAGAATTATCAGAGAAAGCCAGAGCTCAAAGGATGGAACAACAGGAAATGGATTTGGCAGTTGCGGGGCACGCCGAGGGGCAGGGGCAACCTACAGGACCTTCTAAAATGACCGCATTAGCGGATAAGGAGAATGCAGAGATGATGAACGGGCAGGACTTACCTCCTACTGAGGGGGCGGACATGGCTCATACTCAAGGGCATATAGATTTCACAAAGACAGATATGTATATGGGAGCTCCTCCTGAAGTGGTGCAGATATTCACAGAGCATATTCAAGGAGAACTCCAGTTACATGGGAGAATATAAATGCCGTTCCGTAGCTCTAAACAACGTCGTTATATGTACGCAAAACATCCTAAATTGGCAAAGAAGTGGGCTAAAAAGTATGGTACTAAGATAGTGAAAAAGAAGAAAAGGAAGAAAAGGAAGAAATGAGCCTATCAAGTATTACTGACCAAAGAGAGCGGGACAGGTTCGAGGAGAACAGTGAAGGAAATACAGCTGTCCGCTCTATAATAGACCCAGAGCAAATAACAACCATTGTTGATGAGCTGGAAACTCTAAATAGTCTCGTACCCTCTAGTTACGATTATATTGCCCTCAGCTATACAGACGGCGACCTTACAGAAGCGGTATTTAAGACGGGAGGCTCTGGAGGTACTACTGTCTCAACGCTTACTTTGGCGTATACAGACGGAGATTTAACCAGTGTCGCTAAGACATGAAAATACTGTTCAATCCTTTAAGCGGAAAATTTGATTACTCCGAGAACAAAGCCAGCGGAATAGATATTACAGATATTGGTAGTTACTTCAGCGGCGAGGATGTAGAAACGGCCTTACAGGAAATAGGGGATGGAACTACCTTGGATACGCGCTATGTTAACTCTGCTGGTGATGACGCTATTACTGGTAATTTAATTCCTGCCACAGACTCTGATATTGATTTAGGAAGTTCCACCAAGTATTGGGCCAATGCTTATGTTGACAAGGTTTATCTCAAAAGTAATACCCATTACATTGGAGTTGATGGTAACGATATTGAGATTAGTGCCGGAGGCATAGCTGGATATAAAATTGAACTACATGCTCCAGATTTTTATCACCTTGGCGCCTATGGCTCGTCTAGGTGGGCTTGTCTTTCTTCAGTATATCGGTGGAACCCACCAAGAATTACTGAAATCAACCAGACCTTTAGACCACAGGCAGACTCAGCCAAAGATTTGGGGGATACCGCCCATTATTGGAGAAATATATATGCAGATAAGGTTTATTTAAATGCCAATGCTAATTTAGATGGCGCCAGCGATGGATATTTAGACTATAATGCAACAATAGCCCACAGGTTTGACGCCCCCCTAACTTTAGCTGAGAAAGCCCTCTTAGAAACCCCAGTAGCGGGTACTCTTGAATATAATGGTAAGTTTTATATAACCAATGAAGCAGGGCAAAAGGTGATAGATAGAACTTCCGATGTTGCTTTGGAAACAGTCACAGTAACCAATACAACCGTAGAAACCACGCTTTGGGCTGCCGAGATGGCTGCAAACAGTTTAGAAGTAGGAAACGTGTTCAGGTTTTTAGCAGATGGTGTTGTTTCAAGTGCTAGTGCTTCTGATACTGTTACCGTAAGAGTAAAAGTAGGAGGAGATGTCAAAATGACTTTGGTAAGTGAGGCCAAACAATTAAACGATGACCATTGGCATTTAGAAGCCAATGCTACACAAAGGACATTGGGGGTATCTGGGAGTAGAGCAATGCACATGGATTTAGTAGTTGGTGACTATTCAACTGAGACTATTGCGATTGGTACAGTAGATACTACAGCTAATATGGATGTTATAATTACAGCCCAGTGGAATAACGCCAAGGCAGGGAATACAATAAGTTTATACCAGGGCTTTATGGGTTACCGTAATTAGTTAAAAGAAAGGATATAGGTGGGAAAATGTTTAAGACTAGGATAGAGTACGAAAAAATAATGGACAAGACCTTTACCTTGGCTGGAGACGCGCAGGCTAAGAGAATTGAGATTGATTTACTTTTGGATATTAGAGAATTGCTTATGTGGATGCGGGAAGATGCTATTTACCAACGAGCGGTCAAGGAAAGACAAATGATTACCACTATAAGAGAGGCAGTCTATTGACAAGGCAGTGGGTTTATAGTGTATAATGAAATAGACCAAGCGAAAGCAGTCAATTATTATGGAAGAAACGATAGACCAAGTTCAAACCGAGACTCCTACGGAGCAACCCGCAGAACAGTCGGAAACAACAGAAAGTGAACAGGATGAGTCTAACCTGTATGAGTTACCTGACGGCAGGAAACTAGAGGGAGACCAGCTTAGGGAAGAATATCTAAAGCTTAATTCTGAGTTCACACGAAGGTCTCAGAAACTCTCTGAATTTGAGAGAGCTAAGGCTGAGGCTGAAAGTAGGAATAAGAGAACTGCTAAAGAAGCATTGTCTCAGAGCAAGCTCTTAGAAAACGTTGATCCAACTGTGCGGGAAACTATTATTCAAATAGTAACCCCAACAATAGAAGAAGCATTAGGTAAATCTAGGGAAGAAGCCATAAAGGCAGAAAACCAGAAAGAATTTGATGCGAGAATTGCCAGATTGGAAAAGAAGTACCCTGGCGGGGACGGATTGCCCAAGTTTGACAAGGTAGCGATTCTAAGAGAGATGCAGAGCCCGACTAATGAGATTTATGATCCAGAGGTTTTGTATCAGCGATTGAACTGGGATGCCTGGCTAGATTCTAAAATTAAAGCCGCCATGAAAGGCAAGTCAGGGGGGGTCTCTACAGAGAGTACCGCTACAGACGCTCCTAGAAAGCCTGGTAAGGGCAAAGAAGCATCGACTTGGGCTGAGGCACGCAAGAATATCTTAAGCAAGATCTAATTCCCACTTAAAAACTAAATAGTTGCTTTGAAAGGATGTGAAAAATATGGCACAAACACTTGAAAATTTTGACGAGGCCCTGAAGATTGACTATCTACCTGTTATTAGGACACAACTTAATAACACTACGATTCTTTCTTCGAGAATAGAACGTAATGAAAGAGATGTTTCTGGTAAGCGATGGCAACTCACGACTCATATTAAGAGAAACTCCGGCATCGGAGCTGGTACTGAGTCTGGATTACCAACAGCAGGTCAACAGGAATATGCCAATCCTTATGGGACTGTTAAATACAACCGAGGTAGAATTCAGATAACTGGTCCTACTATCGCAGCTTCCAGAGACAATAAGGGAGCCATGGTACGGGCATTAGAATCTGAAATTAGGGGCGTAACAGCTGACCTAAAGAAGGAAATCAATTACCAATTATTCAATGATGGTACTGCTGTTAGAGCCCTTATAAACGGGGATCCTGGCACAGAAACTACATTGACTCTTGATACTCCTGGAACTAGATGGATTATGGAGGGAATGTTAATTGATATCTTAGATCCTTCAACAGGGAACCTAACATCTTCAGGAAATGACCTAACAGTATCCTCAGTGGATTCTGCAACAGAAATAACTTTGTCTGCTGCTGCGGACGCAGATGTAGCAGATAATGACTATGTTACTAGAGCAAACGCTACTGATGAATCGGGAACTTCTTATGAAATGATGGGGTTAAAGGGTATTATAGACGACGGTGAGTATGTAGACACCTTACATAATATCTCAAGAACCACATATCCTTATTGGAAATGTTCTACTAACTCAACGGACAGCAATGCTGGTACCTTGAGGGACATGACGCTTGAATTGATTCAGGCTTCTCTTACTTCAGTAGAAGCTAATGGTGGAAAGACAAATCTTATTATCTCCGACCACGCTATGAGAGATGCTTACGCAGCTCTAGTGGTAGCAGACAAGAGATATGTTAATACCATGGATCTTGATGGAGGTTTCAAAGCCCTTGAGTACAACGGTATTCCTTGGGTTCCTGATGCGGATTGTCCTAATAACACTGTATTCTTCGTAGACACAGAACACCTGCAGATAATGCAAATGAGTGACTGGTCTTGGATGGATAGAGACGGGGCAGTTCTTTCTAGGGTTGCGGATAATGATGCTTATGAAGCGGTTCTTTACAGATACGCTGACTTAGTAACAGATAAACCTAAAGCCCACGCCTTTTTAAGAGACGTACAATAATCTTAAACGTCCGTTCAGACGTTAAATGAAGTATCCCGAAAGGGGGCAAACTATCAACTTAGAGCGCTCTTCGGGGCGCTCTATTTATTTATAAGAAAGGGGTGAAAGAAAATGATAAAAAGAAAGCATATAGACGTAGATTCGAGGGACACCTTTGTTATCACAAGTGTTCACTCATCTAATGTGCAGGATAGGGTTATTGGAATAATCCCAGTTAAATCAGAGCTAGTGTCTGTTAAAGAGGCACACGCTACTGCTGCTGGTCAGACCTGTGTCTTGACAATAGAACGTTTACAGGGAACAGAGGCTTTAACTGAGGGGGATGCGGTGGTAAATGATACTATCGACCTTGAAGGCACAGCCAATACTGTTCAAAGCGGAACGATAGTAACAACCAATAATATACATCAATTTGCCGCAGGAGATAGGGTCGGCGTTGATTTGACTGGTAGTACGGCATCGTTAGCAAACATGGTGGTTTCCTGTCAATTCAGGCCCATCGATTAAATGTATTTGATTATTAGAAAGAAGGTGTATTAAATGCCAATTAGAAGAAGAAATATAGAGGAAACACATAGAGATACTTTTACTATCTCTCTATTTAGATTAGCCACTGTAGAGAGTATGTGTATTGGTATTGTTCCTGTGGATTGTGAGCTTATTAAAGCCACAGAAATTCATGGAACTAAGGGAACGGATGGATCGGATGTAACCCTGCATATAGAAAGGTTGAGGAATACGGAGGCCGCAGGTAGTGGAAACGATCTAATGTCTAATACCTTTAACCTAAAGGGGGATACAGATACATTGCAGACTGCAACCTTAACAGAGGTTGGAAGAAACGATGCGCTAACTAAACCGCCGTTTGCCAATCCAACTTGTAGATTTAAGGCAGGCGATAGGGTGGGAGTAGTCCTTACTGGTACAGCTACAGCAGTAGCTGATATGACAGTAACTTGTACCTTTAGACCAATAGATGGTGGAGAGGTTCTGATAAGTAACTCTCGTAGTCCGTCGGCGTCCCCAAGTCTATCACCAAGCGTATCTCCGAGTGTCAGTCCTAGTGTCTCGCTATCACCAAGCTTAAGTCCTAGTTTATCGTCGAGTTTAAGCCCAAGCACTAGTCCTAGTGTAAGCATCTCGCCCAGCGTGAGTCTTTCACCTAGTCTAAGTCCTAGCTTAAGCCCCAGCGTGAGTTTGAGTCCTAGCCTTTCACCTAGCCTTTCACCAAGTTTGAGTCCTAGCTTGAGTCCTAGCCTTTCACCAAGTTTGAGTCCTAGCTTGAGTCCTAGCTTAAGCCCGAGTGTAAGCCCTAGCGTAAGTCTAAGTCCTAGTGTGAGTCCAAGTTTAAGCCCAAGTGTTAGCTCTAGCCTTTCACCTAGCCTAAGCCCAAGCCTAAGCCCTAGCTTGAGTCCTAGTGTAAGTGTGAGTCCTAGTGTGAGTATCTCGCCTAGTGTGAGTCCTAGCGAGGAGTAATATCTTTAGACCCCTGTTGTAAAATACAGGGGTCTAGGGTAGAATAATTTTATGGAAGATAAAAGACCATCTGTAATGGTTAATATTCTTAACATCGGCACTATCCATACTGGACTGGAGTCCTCTGTTATCCAATGGGCATCTGAATATAGAGATAAATATAACTTTGAGTTATTTCTCCCCACCGCAAGACCAATTCCAAACAATAGAAATACAATAGTTAAAAAGTTCCTAAAAGGGAATTGGGACATTCTTTTTATGTTAGATGATGATACTATCCCTCTAGTGAATCCCTTTTCCATGCTTGAGCACGATAAAGATGTTTGCGGCGGGTGCTATCCGGGGAGAAGTGATAGTGGATTTAACTTCCATGTTTTTATGTTGAATAAGAAGAAATATCCAAAGGAGATATTCTT